CGATCTCGTAGACACCAGTTACTACGTACAGGCTTACCAGCCCGTTCACTTTGAGGAATTCAACAGAAGACAACCAGAAATAACAAATAATAATAACGGCTTTTTAATACCTAAGGATTACGACAAGTTAACTAAAGCACCTCAAAAACCAATCATTTTTGAGGATGCTCAACTTTGCTCAACAACCTATCATAATACACCTTATCGTTGTGAGACAAAGGATGAAGAAACTTACAAAAAAAATAAAATATTTAATACCATATATAGTGATAGAATTTCCCATTTTCATCCAAATCTAGCGAATTTAAGAGCGCTATTTGAGAGTGAAAATGTTAAAAGTAATGCAAGATTTGACGACTATAGTCTTGCTTACAAAAGGAGAATCATCGATGTTGGTGCGGGTTTGCGCTTAGCTAAAAATGGTATTCCTACTATCAACCTTGTTCCTAAATTAAGTTTTGATGATTATGCAAGACTTGAGGGAAGAGTTAAATTACATAATGATATCAAAGCAAGCTCACGAACAGATATAATCTTTCGTGAAGAAACATTACAACGATATGCTGCTTGCGATGGTGAAGATTTTATTAATGAGAACCTTCAAGTTGAGCAGTATCAAAACAAATTAGGGAGACATGATTTAGTTTTACTAACAGATTCCATATATTATATACCACCTGAAGATTTATACAATGTCTTTAGAAATAGTGAGTTCGGATTAGTCGGTTGTGGATCATTTCATACCTTTTCAAAGGAGAAATACCACAATTATGTTCAGTTTGGGGATGAAATCGAAGGAACATTCGGTTTCACAGACGAGGCAAAAACAAATGTATCGATGTGTGTTTATGGTAATTCTGGAGCTTATGAGCATCCAATTTATTATAATCATTTATATGATTATGATAACTACTTATTACCACAACATAATGCGAATTATAGAATAACTATTGTAGCTACAGCTTCAATAGATTTAGTTGGTACGCGATATAAAAAATTTAATATATATAAAACACCTATCGATAAAATACCCACTGCTAATAGACTAAACGTCAAGAAATACATTGGTATTGATCATAAAACTAAAGTTGAAGTAGAATCACCTATAAATGACATTGTCATAACACCTACGGAGATTAAATCTATAGCTCCTGAGGATTACATAAAGGGTGAAAGTGCTTTAATTAATATTAATGACAAAGTCATTGCTATCACTGAGGTGAAGGGGGAAATTAGATCAATGAAAGTTGAAGCATGTTTAAAAACAAGTATCTTTGACTTGCTTAATCCATTTAAAGCAAGAAATACTCTTGATAAAATGTTCCAACAAATTCAAGTCAATGGTACACACTTTGACTTTTCAATTGATTCTAAAGTTTACGCCAAGATTGTTGATGCTATCATTAGTTTACCAACAATAACTGTTAAAGATTTAAAAGACATACTCAAACTTTGTCGTACATTTACATCTAGTGGAGATTATATCTTACATATCATGCCAATTATGATGTCAGCTCTAAAAACTGCTCTTAAGGTTGAAGCACATGTTTCAATCTTAGGTGACACACAATTGGTTGGTTATTTACTAGCAGCTAAGAATGGCCAAATTAAAGATGTTAATAATAGTTCTGTCGCTTTCAGTCTATTATCAAAAATGGTACGACACGTATTCGGTATTCGTGATAAGACAATTGACGATCTTGAGACTTTACAAGTTGAGAACCCGGGTTTTTTTACCGGGGTTACTCAACAACAATAAGCACTCTCCTTAAAAATACCATAAATGGGCGAAATCAGAGAGGAGTGATAGTCCGTGGACTATGCTACGCACCATTTATGGATAAGGAATCAGACTTTCCAGTAGATACCAGACACAAAATAAGTGGTATTGATATAACAAAGAAAGTCAGTGATATTGAGTGCACTTGTCGACAAGATGATGAATTTGCTTGCAAACGCATATTGCCAGTAGGTACAAATCATCATACCGTTATTGTTTACAACAGCTGTAAGCGGACGCTTTATGCTGCATTTAAGAGGCAACTTAAAAAAGTTGTACCTCCAGATCCACAAGTCGTGATACAATTACAACAATTTATGGATCGTTATTTCGATACTTATATCTTGCCAGAAATACAAAACTTTGATTATAGCTACAGTGAATGGTTTAATGCTATGCCTAGACATAAACAGGAAGCTATATTAAAAGTTGATCAAGAAAAGATGGATGAGGTTGTCTATGGATTATTTTGTAAACGTGAAAAACAAAAATATGGTGAAAAAAATCGAGCAATTTCCAACATATCCCAAGAAGTTAAGTTTATCATGGGCCCTGTTGTCTCTATGTTAGAAGAAATAGCAGATAAAAATTTCCCAGGATACTGTGGAAAGAAAAGTTGGAATGACTTGGAAGATACTTACCGTAAAAATTTTGCAGATGGTTATATATACGTTATTCAAGGCGATGGTAGTGGATTTGACCTAAGCCAGCATAATGAAAATAAACACATTGATTTTAAAATATATGATTATCTGTCAAAAAACAATTTAATACACCATGTTGAAAATTCACTTTTTAAAAAAATAAGTGGAATGAAAAAACGAAAATTAAAAGCTACTTATACATACAATGGAAAAATGTTTACATTAGCTTCAGCTATCGTTAATGGTACAGTTTTTAGCGGTTCTAGTGATACTACGTTTGGAAACACATTGCGTATGGCTATATATAACATGTTTACATTAGAAAAAATGGGTTTAAAATATGAAGATGATTATCGAATCTTATGTAAAGGCGATGATTTCATGATATTTGTAAAAGAACTTCGTAATTATGAACAACACTATTACAAATATTGGTCAAAACCTATAAAAGATCCAAATAATTATGACTATTCACCATTTGGAATTGGTCAAATTTTAAAATTTCTCAAAGTGGGGCTATACGAAACAATAGATTTTTGTTCGACTATAGTCATTCCTGACTATAAGAAAGGTATATTCAAAATAGCAAGGAAACCAGATAGAGTAAATCCTCTTGGACATTATTCACGTGTTGCATTACAGATGTCAAAACCAGAACTGAAGCAATACTACTTAGACTTGGCAATGGCGTTAGACATATCTGTCCCAAAAATGCCACTATTTAATGAATTATCATCAGGATATAAGAAACAAGCTAGTTATATCAATGTCACACCCTGTAGATTAAGTCAAGGTAGACAAAGATTAATTATACCTGATGATGGGCATCGCTGTATTAAAGAGCGAGTAAGTCCCGATGTCTTAAAATATCAAGTTTATGGTCGTGATTTCTATGAAGGCCTAAAACAACGTCAAAGTTCTCTAATCTTGGATGAAAACTTGGTATATGATTTCCTGCTTGAAAACTATCATATAAGTAAAGAAGATATAAAACAATATGGTCTTATGATACAAAAAGAAAATATGCGGCACATTTTTGACCCTCTTGTTGATAATGTTGGATGACCCCTATAGCGTTATTTAGCATTATGGATTTTACATCACTTAATATATATAATTATACTAACTTATATAAATTAATATTAAAATAAATAATAAATAAATTAAAATAATATTAAATATCATTCCTAGAGTAAGGGGTGGTTTTAATAATATTTTAAACAAAAACAAAATAACAAAATAAACTTAATAAAAC